GCATCAGGAGCAGAAGGATCAGCAACGATATCTGCAGCAGTTGCTAACATAAAATCTTCACCAACTACTTTGCATCCTTTGTGATCTTCTTTTAGTGATCCAACACCACGAGACGAGACTCCGAGTGTTACACCTTCACCAATAAGTGACTTTGCAATCTTACCCATTGGAGTTTCTAAAAGTTGTGCCTTACCAATAAAATTATTACCTTCCTGTTTAAGTGAAGTAATCTTATGAGAAACACGATCTAGGTTTACTGTCGGACCATCTGGATGTCCGAGTTCACCAAGTGCACGACCTTTTTGAACAAAAGATTCGTTGTATCTACCAACTTCTTTTGCAAGAGTTTGGACTGGATACATTCTACCATTACGATTTTTGAGATCTCCTTGTAGGAAAACACCTTCAATATACATTTTCTTTTTAGCACCTTTTCCTTCGGTGATAAATTTAACGGTTGAAAT